GAGGTAGCCTCAAACCGACTCGATGGTATAGAGCAGTTCGTTCAGGCTTTAATGCTTTTCTGCAACTGTGATATAGACGAGGCTACATTTACAGCACTTAAAGAACTTGGTGCATTAAAATATCGTTCTGATAGTTCAAATCCTGCCGATGTAAAAATACTTACGCAGGAGTTAAATCAAATGCAGACTCAAACTCTTGTCGATTATATGTACGAGACGGTGCTTACCATTTGTGGTATGCCTAATCGTAATGGCGGTAGTTCAACAAGTGATACAGGTTCTGCTGTTATTATGAGAGACGGATGGTCTGCGGCAGAGGCTCGTGCTAAAGATACGGAGACCGTGTTTAAGAGGTCTGAAAAACAGTTTTTAAAACAGATATTACGCATTTTGAGAGATACCACCGATTCTATCTTACCGCTCTCAAATGTGGAGATTAGATTTACACGCAGAAATTATGAGAATATTACCGCTAAGGCTAATGTGCTTGTAACAATGCTATCAAATCCTAAAATCCACCCCAAACTTGCTTTTATACACTGTGGTATGTTCGCAGACGGCGAATTAGCCTATGCTATGAGTAAAGAGTATCACGATGAGCAAATGAAACTTTTACCCACGGTTCCCACTGAGGAGGATGACGATGACAAAAATAACTCCGGAGACGATAAAAACAATCGAGGAGGCACTGTCAAAAAGAAAGACAGTGGAAATACACCTTGAACATAACACGGTTGTTATTGTTGAGGTCAACCGCAAAAAGTATAAAACTCTTAAAAGTGAATAAGTAACGGCATATCTAAACAGTGATATGGAACAGTCAAAAAGGACTATAGACAGAGATTACTCTGTTTGTAGTCCTTTTTTCTTTTAATTAGTTGTTTTATGCGGTGTTATACCGCTTGAAATAAAGGTAGAGAAACCTTAAATCGCAAAAGGTAGAGAAACCTTAAATCGCAGAGAGGCAGAGAAGTCTCTTAAAACAATTCGCAAAATTAAAAGCAGAGAGAACTGCTTATCAAACGCAGGAGGACAGTTATGGATATTAAAGAATTGCTCGGCGATGCCTACAAAGAGGGTATGACAATCGAGGAAATCAATACGGCTCTTGCCGATAAGAATTTCGTTGACCCCTCTACCTTACCAAAATCGGTAAGTAAAGAGTTGTACGATAAAACCTCGTCAGAACTTGCTAAGTACAAAAAGGAAAACGAGGATTTAAAGAGTGCATCTCTTACAGACAATGAAAAATTACAGAAAGCCTTAGGCGATGCAGAAACTGCACGTTTGGATTTCGTTAAGAAGTCAGTAAGGCTCGATGTAGAGAAAGTATTTGTTGACGGCGGACTGACTGAAGATGAATACAAAGACATTATTGACGGTATTGTTACCGCCGATAGTGAGGCAAGTGTTGCTATGGCAAAGAACATAGTATCTGTGATTGCCGCAAAAGAGACCGCAAAGGAGAAAACCGTTAAGGCTAAACTGTTGGAGGGTACACCTAAACCACCTGCCGGTAAAGGTTCAGAAGGTATGACAATAGATAAGTTTAAACAGTTGTCTCCGCAAGACAGATTAAAATTTTCGCAGGAAAACCCTGACGAGTACAAAAAATTATACGGAGGTAATCAATAATGCCGCATACTATTTATGACAATTTCTTCCTTTCTAATGAAGTGGAAGACCAATTTAATTCACATCTCGATTTAGTACAGTTTTGTAACATTGACAACACTCTTGACGGTGTAGCAGGTATGACTCGTAAAATCAATGTTTACAAGGCTACTGATGCAACAGAAAAACTCGGTATGGGTGAGGGTAATACCAAATCCATCGAGGTATCATACACCCCTGAGGAGTATGTAATTCTTCTTGCTCAGAACACCTTTAAGTATTATGACGAACAGGCTATGACTGACCCGATGCTCGTACCTACCGGTGTTAAGCATATGGGTACAGATATGTTCAACACAGTTAATGCTGATATTTTTGCAGAGTTCAATAAAGCAACTCTCTCAGTATCTGATACCGCTTACAGTTTTGGCGTATTCGCAGATGCAGTAGCAAAACTCAATCTTGAAAACCTTGAGGGTGTTTCGATTTTCGGTTTTGTTTGTGCTGAGGATATGGCAAAAATCCGTAAGGCTCTTAAAGATGACCTCAAGTATGTTGAGGCTTTTGCTCGTACCGGTTATGTTGGTACAGTTGCAGGTATCAATCTTTATACTAAGAAAGATGCCGTTGCAGGTACTTGTATTATCGGTACTAAGGATGCGGTAACTCTCTTTAATAAGAAAGGTATCGAAATTGAACAGCCGCCTCGTTCTTCTGAGGATGCCGATGTTCGTTTGAACACCATCATCTCTCGTAAGTATTACCTTGCCGCTCTTACCGATGCGACAAAGGCTGTTAAAATCACAATCGGTTAATTGAAATTAGGAGGTAAAGGTTATGGCGGATTCAGGAAAATTGTCTATGCTTAAATCACTTATCGGTGAGGAGGCAGAGGATGAAGTTTTAGACCTTTACCTCCAAATTGCTGAAAGAAAAGTATTAAGTCGCTTATATCCTTTTGGTGCAGAACACTCTACCGTACCCTCAAAATATTCTCTAAAAGTCGTGGAGATTGCTCAATATCTTTACAACCGCAGAGGTAGTGAGGGTCAAACGAGCCATAGTGAGAACGGTATTAGTCGCTCTTATGAAAGTGCGGATGTTCCTGCGAGTATGTTAGCCGATATTTTACCCATGGTTGGTGGTATCAAATGAGAACATTAGAGAGAAACAAGCAAACTTTTTATTATGCGTTATTTGACTCAGATGTTTCTGCTACTGACCCTGAGGGGAATAAGACCGGTGTATATATTGCAAAGTACAAAGAGCCTGTAAAAATGAGGGCGAATATCTCTCCTGCATCAGGAGATGCACAGAGAGAGCAGTTCGGTACTATGCTTGAATACGACAGAGTTATCGTTACCGATGACATACATTGTCCTATTGACGAAAACACAGTATTGTTTATTGACAGACCTCCTAAGACAAATGAGGACGGCACTCTACTTTACGATTACATAGTGAAAAGGGTGGCTAAGTCTTTAAACACAATATCGTTTGCCGTATCAAAGGTGGACGTACAGTGAGTTATAGTATTCAGATACGAAACCTTGATAAAGTTATGAAACAAATTCAGGACTATAAAAAAGGACTGAGTGGTAAGGCTGAAATCTTCTTAGAGAAATTGGCTACTCTCGGTGCTTTTCGAGCAAGAATGGATTTCACATCTGCTATGTACGCAGGTAAAAACGATGTTGAGGTTAGTGTTGAGAAAATCGCTGACGGCTACCGTGTAGTTGCCGCAGGAGAAACTGTAATGTTTATAGAGTTCGGTACAGGTGTTATAAACCCTGAGCATCCTCTATCAGACAAATTCGGCTATTCTCACGGTACATACGGTAAAGGTAAAGGTGCTAACGCAAACGGATGGGTGTATGTGGGTGAACAAGGTAACGCAGGTCAACCTATAAGAGACGGTGTATATCGTACTTATGGTAATCCACCTGCAAGAGCGATGTATAACGCATCTGAGGATATGCGTGGAGAAATACTTAGAATCGCAAAGGAGGTATTTGGTAATGGTTGATATTGAAAATATCATAATAGACAGGCTTACAGATAAACTTATATCCTCTTTTGAGGGTATTCGTGTTTACGGAGAAGATGTCGCATTACCCTCTAAATTCCCCTGTGTAACGATTGTAGAGGCAGACAATGCCAACTATGAGAATACAAGAGATAGCGGTTCTAATGAAAATCACGCAAACCTTATGTATGAGGTTAATGTTTATTCTAATAATGCTCATACAAAGAAAAGCGAATGTAAAAAAATTCTTTCAGTAATTGACGATTTCTTTTTACAGCATAATTTTACTCGAAAGAGTAAAGTTCCACAAACAATTAACAATTCAACTGTATATCGCATAATTGCACGATATACGGCTTTGGTATCAAAAGATAATGTAATTTACAGGAGGTAATCAAAATGGCTAATGCTATTTCAACTTTTAAGACATTTCTTATGAAAAAGACAACTTCTGCTTATGAGAAGTTGATAGACATTAAGGACTTCCCCGATTTGGGTGGTTCTCCTGAAATGCTTGAGACTACTACACTCTCTGACCCGATGCAGACTTACATAGAGGGTATTCAGAGTCAGGAGGGTCTCGAATTTACCGCTAATTACAGCAAGGAAAAATTTGCTGAAATTAAGGCTCTCAAGGGTCAGGAACTCGACCTTGCGGTTTGGTTCGGTGGAGACGAGGCAAACGGAACTGTTACACCTACAGGTGTTGACGGCAAGTTTGAATTTAAGGGATATGTTTCCGTTCGTGTAAATGGCGGCGGTGTAAATGAGCCTGTAGGTATGACCCTTTCAATCGCTCCCTCTACACCCATCACTAACCCTGAAAACTAATATTGGAGGATAAAATTTTATGGCTAAGCAGATTAAGGTAACACATAACGGAGAGCAGTACACTCTCGAATACACAAGAAAAACTATTGAGGCTATGGAGAGAGGCGGTTTCTCTATCAGTAATGTTCAGACAAAACCGATGAGTACACTCCCTGCATTGTTTGCCGGTGCTTTTCTTGCTCACCATAGAAACGTTATGCAGAATAAGATTGATAAGATTTTCGCCGCTCAGAAGAATAAAGAACAGTTGGTAGAAAAACTTGCAGAAATGTATAACGAACCCATCGTTAGCCTCTTAGATGACCCTGAGGAAAACGAGGGAAACGCAGAGTGGGAAACGAACTGGTAAGCAGTTTGTTCCCCACAGTTGAGGAAATAGAACAGCCTACTCGTAAGTATTATGAGATTTTTTATGAGCAGTTTCCTTTTTACCTCTCTATAGGTATGACCTATGAGCAATATTGGGAGGGAGATAGTAGCCTCGTAAAATACTACCGTGATGCGTTCCTTTTGCAAAAAGATAGGAAAAACGAGGAATTGTGGTTACAGGGTATGTATATTTACGAGGCTTTATGTGATGTATCGCCTATACTTAGAGCCTTTGTTAAGAAAGGCACTAAGCCGATAGAATACCCCACTCGCCCATATGCGATTACTGAAAAGGAGATAGAAAAACGCAAACAAGAAAAAATCAAAGCCGCTTACGATAAGATTAAGGCTAAAATGAGTTCTTTTGCTGTTAAGTTTAATGCAAGTATGGCAAAGGACAAAAAATAAAGGAGGTTAAGTTATGGCAGACGGTGTTATAGATACTCTATATATTGATGTCAAACTCAACGGCAGTAGTGCTGAAAAAGGCTTAGACTCCTTAACTCAAACTCTTTCACGATTAAGTAATATTACAGGTAATGCCGGAAAACAAAGTACAGCCTTTACCTCAAAACTCGGTAGTATTACAAGCGGTTCTGCAAGACTTGGTAACACTTTGAAAAAAGTGTACAACATAGCAGGTTCGTGGTTTAAAAAGAACAACGAATATGTAGAATCGCTTAACTTATTCCGTGTTTCTATGGGCGGTGCGGCAGATAGTGCTTTAGAGTACGCTCGGCAAGTACAAAATGTTATGGGCATCAATATACAAGAATGGGTAAACGGTCAAGGTGCTTTTAATCAAATAGCGGAGGGATTCGGTATCGGTTCTGAGTCTGCTAACTTGATGAGTAAGAATCTTACACAGTTAGCCTATGACTTATCGTCATTATGGAATGTTGATGTTTCAAGTGCATTTACAAAACTCGAAAGCGGTATGTCAGGACAGATTAAAGGTCTTAAAGCGT